TTAAGGCTGTCATCTCTGGTGAAGCCGACGTATACATTTGTCACTGGCAATCTCTACGTCTCATTCAGAGTGTTCTGGACTCCACCCTGTGGTTCCACATCATCGCCGATGAATGCCACGCTCTGCAAGATCGTAAATCAAAACAGAGTATTGCCTTAAAGAAGTTTACTACAATTTACAAGACTGGATTGTCTGGTACCCCAGCGTACGACAAACCTGATGATTTGTGGAGTATTCTCAACTGGTTGTATCCGGACTACTGGCGTTCGTACTGGACGTACTACAACAAGCACATCCTTTACACAGATTACAATGGCTATCGAACAATCGTTGGTATTGCCAAAGCTAAAGAACTTCAAAAAGAAATGTCTGGTTTCTACATTAGACGTCTTAAGGAAGATGTTCTACTGGATTTGCCGGACAAGTATAACACCAGAATAGAAGTAGACCTTACTGAAAAGCAACACCGTGCGTATGAGTCAATGCGTAAGGATATGCTAGCTTGGGTAGGAGAACACGAAGATGAACCTGTTGCAGCCCCGATTGTGATTGCACAATTGACTCGGTTGCAGCAGTTTTCTGCTTGTTACGGGGAAGTGGAACCAGATACCGGCAAGATGCTGATGTCTGATCCGTCTTCCAAGCTTGATGAAGTGATACGATTGATTGGTTCTACCACGGAACAGATTGTGGTGTTCAGTCAATTCTCCCAGGTCATCAAGCTGCTTGGTAAGAGATTGGAAAAAGCCAAGATATCGCATGGCCTGTTCATAGGAGATACATCCTCCGAGGCACGAGCAGAAATCATTAATGAATTCCAAGCTGGTAATTTGCAGGTGTTTGCTGGTACCATCGCAGCAGGCGGTATAGGTATCACGCTAACTGCGGCAAGCACCATCATCTTCATTGACCGGAGCTGGTCTGCAAGCCTCAACAGGCAGGCTGAGGACCGGCTACACCGCATAGGACAGAAGAACGCAGTCCAGGTCATCGACATCATCTCGCGCGGTACAATCGATTCAAAACGGCACAAAGAGATTGACCTTAAGTGGTCCTGGATTCGTCGGTTATTGGGTGAAGAGACAGAAGAAGACGAAGATTACTTTGAGGATGACTAATGAGTAGTTGGTCTAAAACTAGATCGGAACTTCCGGTCACTGCGCAGGAATGGGCAGACGCGGACAAGAAGCGTCGAGATCAGCGAGAAAAAGCTGCACGTCAGGTTGTTGATGAGTGGGCAGCACGAAACGAAATAAGTGAAGACGATCATAACGAAGTAAAAGATGCCCTGTTTGGCCCTGATAATGGTTAATTGGGATATTCATTCTGAAAAGCTGATCACAACGGATGTATACGCGATCAATAGTATGTCCCACAGATGGAGGGCCGTGATAAGGTGGGGATGGTCGAAGGTATCAATGCCGAAAACTACCCGGCACAAGGCAATTTAATTGGCAAGTTGCAGGCCATTTGCTACGAGTATGATACTAGTAAAACCTTCATAGCTCTTTGTGTTCGGGACGATAAAGACAGTCCATATCGAACAATCTTTAAAGTTGACAATGTGGCCGAAGGTACTAGATTCGTGCTTAGTACGGAATGTATGTATACAACTCCAAGGGAGTGGCATAAATATGAAAATGATTAAGGTTGTGAGTACTAGTGTCTACAGATATGAGCCTGATTGGGCCGATGAAGTCTATCAGGCTAACAACGTCAACACTTTGGCAGACGCTATCGCATTGGATAGCAAAGCTGTCAACGCTGGTGAAGTGGGATTGGATGAACTCAGTCCTAACTTCCCGGATGTCACTTATGAATGGAGTATCATTGATGAGTAGTGAGTTTGATGACGTTATGGCAGAGGTTGATCAACCTTTCAATCCCGAAGAAATAGTTCTTCCTGAGGGAGCTGAACACTACACTCCGAAAGAAGTGGCTATGCTGTTCAGAGTTGATCCTAAGACTTTAACCCGATGGGAAAAGAACGGGCTGTTTGCTAAGTACGGGATTTCGGTATCTCGTACGCCCGGCAAACAGCGACGTTTTCTAAAAGTCGAGATTGATCGTGCCTACAATGAATTGAATGGACCTGGTAAAGAAGATGTCAGTTGAGGATCAAGAACGATACATCTCGGCAATGCACGCCATGCAGAGTAACGTTGAAATAATGGAAATTAAAGAATACATTCAGCACAATCTGTGTCACTCCATTCACACGAGCGCACGACGTTCGTTTCGTAGCTGTCGACGTCGTCATAATTGGGCGTATAACGATATGCTCTACCCGGTGGTAACTCCAAAGCCATTGGAGTTTGGTGTTGCTTTCCACAAGGCGATGGAACATTTCTATGAGCCACAGATTTGGGGTATCAGTCACGAAGCGCAACGAGGTCTGGCACTCAAGGCTTTCACGGACGAGTGTGACATTCAATTAAAGAATTTTCGTCGACTCAACGGTGAGCCTACCGAAGAGGTAATGGAAGACTATAAAGAACGTAAAATTCTTGGTCTTAATATGATCAAGCATTACGTAGATAACGTCAGTACTATATACGATCAGGATTTTACTCCGGTCCGAGTAGAAGTTCCTTTCGAGGTTCCGATCACCGGTCCACAGGGACAAACGATCTGGTGCAAATGTGATCAATGCTGGCGTAAGTGGAGAAATTCCAAAGAGGGAGCAGAACATCACGATAGCTGGCAATCGTCGCTATCAATGGAAGATCGTGAGGTGGCACTTGACGAGAATCTTTATAGAAGTGTAGTATGGGATGGTCTGCCGGTTACATACGGGGGTCGGCTAGACTGCTTGATGCAAGACAAAATCGGTAGATACTGGATCGTAGACTGGAAAACTACATCAAGGATGCTAAATGAAGGAACAGAAGAATCCTTTCTTGAACTTGATGACCAGATTGCTTCTTATTGCTGGGCTCTCCATTTACTCGGACTACCTGTCGCTGGCTTTGTTTACGTTGAAATCAAAAAGGCGTATCCTCAGCCTCCTGAGAGGTTAACCAGAGGCTATAGGGGCAAGATGTATTCAACTAACAAACAAAACATGACGACTTTTGAACTATTCCGTACGTGCGTTGCTGTCAACGACACTGCGGCATACGCGGCAGGTCTGTACGACGACCACCTGACTTGGCTAAAGGCGGAAGGTCCACTCTTCCATCAACGACACCAGATTAATAAGACTGAACACGAGATCAATGAAATTGGAAACAACATCTACCTCGAAGCTTTGGACATGATTGAGAGTCCTCGAATCTATCCACAGCCTGGTAGGTTTAGCTGTACTACTTGCTTGTATCGGCAACCCTGCATGGGAATGAATCTAGGTGAAGATGTTGACTACATTCTGGAAACTGTTTTCGAAAAAAGAGAAAAGCACTACTTCGAAGAATCCCAGTCTACTGAGCGTCCCTGACGAACAAGAAGAAAAATGTCCCTCCTGTGGCGGACAAGTAGAATCGATGCCTGGCTGCCCCACATATCCACGTTCCGATGGTAGTGGTAGAATGATGACGTGTTACCCAAGTTGTGGTAACGCCATGGATTACTACTGTGTTGATTGCAATTGGTCTTACACCTGGAGATTGCATAAACAGAATCCTAGGTACGATCGTAATGAAGCGGCACGACCTGATTGGATACAAGGTGACTACACGGGTTGAGGCTTACGGAATGCTGGCGCATTATGCGCTGGATAGACTGTGGATGGATAGTGAAATTTTTGATGATGGCTGCGAGCTGGACAAATGTGCGGCTTGTGCCGCACTTAAATTTCTTGATGAAGACGGTGTTCTAGATCACGTATTGATGAACTGGGACACCGACAATGATGGCAAACCTGTACTAATGAATGGCAGCCCACCGTGGTGGAAGGATGGTAAGGTAGACCGCGAATGGTTGCACAAACAATGGAGTTAACATGACAATCGAAACCTTTAACGACGACAACTACACTGATTTCGAATCAAAACTAGCTTGGCTGATCAAGCGAATGAATCAGTTTCACACCAAGGCTAGACTTCACGCGACCCGAGCGGACTTCTTTGAAAAGGAATTTACTCGGGAACTCAACGACGATGGTGAAGCCCCTGCTGTTGGTTATCGTGCCAGAATGAAAGATCACTACGACAAAGCTGTAGCAGCTAACCAAATGTATGATAGATGGACATTGCGCGAAGCTGCCATTATCCAGGCGATGTGTGCAGCACAACAAGCGAGGTTGGTAAACGAGACAAAAGAACTGACACAAATTAGCAAGAGATAGATGCACGTCAATCTTTCAAGTGTCCGTATTGCGGTGTTGACCAGCGATGATGGCAGTGGTAGGCTCGGTAAAACTACCTCTTGAAACAAAAGGTGATCGATGAGCCTAGCCGAAATCGCTGGTCTTACAATCGAAAAAGTAAGCCGAAGTGAACCATTCGTCAATATGTTGATTTACGGTGAAAGTGGAAGCGGTAAAACGCGCCTTTCTGGGTCGGCTGACGAAGTTCCGGCGATGCGTAAAGTTTTGTTTATCGACGTAGAGGGTGGTACACTTACCCTACGGGATACCTACCCGAATATCGATAGCATACGCGTTCGCTCCTGGCCACAGATGCAAGAAGTCTATGACGTTCTGTATGCTGGGAACCATGGCTATACTACGATTGTCATCGATTCTCTGACAGAAGTCCAGAAGATGTCGATGGACACCGTTATGCGGAAGCTTATTGAGGATAACTCTGACCGTGATGCCGACATGCCCGGCATCCGTGAATGGGGAATCAACATTGAGCACACTCGTAAATTTGTGCGAGGGTTCCGCGATCTCCCGCTAAACACAATCTTCACAGCACTCGTGCAATCTGAGAAAAACGCGCGTACAGGTGCATCCAAGAGGAAGCCTTCTCTCTCGGGTAAAGTGAAGGACGAAGTAGCGGGTTTCCTTGATATCGTGGTGTATCTATACACGAAGGAGATCGACCAGGTCAATAAAAGAATGCTACTCTGTGGGCAAACCGAAGATACCGTAGCCAAGGACAGATCCAATTCTCTGCCCTTGACCATAGAAAATCCTACAATGAGTGCGATCTGGAAACACTTGCACAATGAGGAGACTGAACTAAATGCCATCCTTGAAGGTTAATTTCAGCAAGGACGAAGCAGAATCTACCGCACGCGAAGTTCCTTCGAGTGGTGAGTATTACTGCAAGGTCGTCGAAGTTGAAATGAAAGAAGTAAAGCCTGGTAGCGCTAACGTAGGCAAGCCATACTGGGCAATTCAGTTTGTGATTCAGGATGGCACCTTTGCTGGTAGCCGCCTGTTCTCGAACATTATGCTATTCGAGGGCAAGGACGGCACGCTTTCGTCGCTGTCCCAATTCCTCAAGGCCATCGGCTATGACGTACAAGCCGGTGAATTCGATCTTCCTGACGCGGATGATCTGATCGAAAAGGACATCAACGTCAAGGGTACTAAATACCTGGCTGGCTGGGACAAAAAGGCACAGCGCGACCTGCCCGACCGTTTTCAGGTTCGCAGCTACAAGCCCGCCAAGGTAGGCACTAAGCCAAACCCGAATTCTGATCTGCTTCCGTAAGTTCTTAGCTGGTAGCGGCCCGCCCTTCGATGACGGGGGCGGGTCGTTGTCTATCTCCGGGGAGGTGGTATGTGTCCTTTTCAGTATTCAAGGATTTGGTCGAGCAGACCGAAGAACAACGGCGGAATTTCTTTAAGCTGACGTTTGGTTCTGCTACTGGCTACATCTGTGTATGTTACCTCCCGCATACAGACTCCAAACACAAGAAGATGCGCAAGGTATTCTTCGAGTATCCAAAAGACCTCGAAGAGATGTTGGAAAACATCAGTGCCCACAGTGAGCAACTAGTTCACGCCTACTTCTGCCCCAGCTTGTACGGTAAGCCGGGTGATAAGCACAAGGAATTTATTAGTACTTGCACAAACATCTGGGCTGACCTAGATGAATGCGATCCGCGGAATATGCTAGTAACACCTTCACTGATAACACAAACTTCACCCGGCAGATACCAAGCCCTGTGGCTCCTAGAAGATCCAGTTGAGCCTAGACTTGCCGAAGAAATTGCAATGAAGATTGCTTACTACCACGCCGATCAAGGAGCAGATAAATCCGGCTGGGACCTAAGTCAACTTCTTCGTATTCCGTATACGCCAAACTTCAAATACGGTGATCCGACAGAAGCACCTCTTGTTACCATTCTACACGCAGAGCGAAAACTATATCGAGTATCAGACTTCGATAGATATCCGCTAGTACCGGCGATTCAGAAGTATGTTAACCAGCCTATCCCAAAAGCAGTAAGGTACGAAGACCAAGAAACCCCAGTAGAATTGATGAATAGGTTTGGACTCTGGGAACATGAATATTTGTGGAGCGAAGAACCAGAAGAAGACTGGTCTTCCCCCCTGTGGAAACTAGTTAATATCTGCGTAGAAGCCAATATGTCACCAACAGAAGCTTTCATCATTTGCGACTCGGCTGCGTGCAACAAGTACCGCCGCGACGATAGGCCAGAAGATGATCTGTGGCATGACATTAACAAGTGCTTCATGAAGAAAAATGAAGTAACAAAGATTGCCCCAACAATCAGTGCAACTATTCCAGACCTGCTAACATCGGAAGAAGTAAAAATTGTTCAAGGCAGAACAACCTTTATCGAGAGGTACATAGAGTGGGCATCGAGTCTGACGGATGCGGCAACGCAATACCATCAGAGCGGCGCATTCATTATCCTCACTTCCATCCTTTCCGGAAACATAAAACTATTCACTAACTTTGGTGCTATTATTCCAAACCTGTGGTTCATGATTCTTGGAAATCCTACGTTGACTCGTAAGACTACCGCAATGAACCTTGCAATGAAGCTGTTGTACGAAGTAGACGAACGAGCACTATTAGCCACCGACGGATCGCTCGAAGGTATTCTGGTTGGTATGCGAGATCGACCACGCCAACCATCAATCTTTCTCAGAGACGAGTTTACTGGCCTGCTTGAGGCCATCGCACATAAAGAGTACATGGCAGGTTTTGCAGAGCAGTTGACCAAACTGTACGACGGCGAACCATTGCGACGACTGCTGCGCAAAGAAACCATTGACATCAGAGACCCTATTTTCATCATGTACGTTGGTGGAATTAAATCAAAAACACAAATGATGATCACCGAAGAATTGGTTATGGGTGGCTTCCTTCCACGATTCGTGATTGTCACGGCAGAGCCTGATCCTAGCAAGGTCCGCGACATTGGGCCACCACAGGAGAAGGACTATGAGGTTCGAGATTCCCTGAAAAACGAATTAATGGACTTGCACAATCATTATGTCCAGTCACAAGACGTAGATATAGTAAAAGACGGACTTAAGGTAGGAACGGAGCGCAAAACGTACGAAGCGATCTTGACACGTGATGCATGGAAGCGCTACAATGAGTACGAACGAACGCTTACCCAGACGGCAATGGACGCTGGATTAGATTATCTTACGCCAGTCTATGACCGGTTGGCTAAGTCGACGCTCAAGGCAGCTATTCTCATTGCCGCTAGTATGCAACGTAGTAACGAGATTGTTGTTGGTATTGATGACCTACTGCACGCTATCTATTACGCTCGTGGTTGGCGTGCCTATTCTAGTGAAATCGTTAACGGCATCGGCAAGACGTACGACGAGCGGATCATTGATAAGATGTACCAAGCTGTGGTTAAGTCGGAGCTTGGCATTGGTCGAGGTGAACTGATGACTATGTATCACCTAGATTCAAAGCGCGCTGACTTGCTTTTCAAGACTATGGAACAGCGTAAGATGATGACTCTACAGGACGTCGACGGCGAACGTCGATACAAGACTAAGGGATAAAAATGTCTACTGTTGCAACGTACTACCCGGCCATGCACCGCGACTACGCTTGGAAGCCTGACGCATTGTTCGCTCGTTGGAACGTTTCTTTCACTAAGCGGTTTTTCCACAAAGGTGCGCACCGTGCAGGACGGTCGCTGGTAGATGTGTTGCTGGGCCGCTAATGGTCTATGAAGATTTGTTTGCGAAGTTTGACCAGCTACGTGCTAAACGCTGGGATCTTGTTGGTGGAGCGGTAGAATCCACAGAGCACGAGGTAGATGAGTTGCTAGCAGACATAGCCAACATTGTGACTATTCTCTACATCTCTCGTCAGGCACAGAAACAACCCACCGGTTTTGTATCCTCGGACAAGAGGAAGAGATGAAATCAAAAGATAGTATAGATGATGATCGACGTGGCAATAAAAACATTTACACCTGCGATATCTGTGGCTGCATCATCGTGACAGTGGACAGTGATCGTGGGGTTACACCAATGTTCCTGGCTTGTAAATCGACGACAAATTGTCGTGGCACTATGACAAGTGCAATGTATCTGGTAAACCCAGAACTTAATCCAACTTGGGAATGGTACCGTCCCGATAGCATAGCTAGCGACGATGTTGCCTACAATCATGTAGTTAGAGGCGGACTTCTGCTCCGAGAGA